GTCGCACAGTCGTTCAAGTAGTCGACGTCATATCCCGTCCGAACAGATCGAAGGAGCGCAGGACGACGCGCTTCGGCAGGCGGGCGCCTTGGTGCTCGCCGCGCATGCCCGGGAATTGACCGAAACAAAAGTACTCCGAATAGCGCTTTCCCGACACGCTGTACTGCACGCCGAGAGGCGGAGCTCCGGACGTCCACGAGAGCGAGCCATCAGCCGCGACCGTCGGAATCCCGCCCTGCACGACGTTTTTATTCGCGTCGAGCCAGAACACCCGAAAAATACTGTTCACGTTGAAGAACAGTTTCTCCACCGGCGCACCGCGCACCAGCACGAGCGAGAAGTCTTCGGTCGCGTTCAGCATCGTCACGCGATCGAACTGGCCCATCTCGTAGAGCGGAGTGTTTTCCGGGATGGACAGGACCGTGTCGCCGTCTTGCCACATGCCGAACTGTGCCCACGCCTGTTGCACCTTCTGGCTTGCGACGCCCGCGACGCCCTGCACCGGCGGATCCCACAGGCGCCCTTTGCCGCCGCATTGCGGACAGCCGGGCGTGGCCGCGCCGGAGTATGGATCCACGCACGGACAATGGAACGCCTTGCGCCACGAGTAGCGCTGGCCGATGAAAGCCAAATGGCCGTTGAATGCTGCAGGGTTCAGTCTCATCCGAGCACCGTAGAGCGGATACCGTGAATCGCCGTCATCAGGCCACCATTCGAGCCCTTCGGACCGTTCACGATGTAGTCGATTGTGTCGCGGTACTTGTCCATGTCGACCGACATCGATTGCGACAGACCGTCCGCACTGATCGATCCGGACTGCGGCAGGAAACCGTCCTCGATCGACTTGAGAACCGCCAGCTTTTTGATCACGTCAATGAGCTCCGGATACTCCGCGCGCGCATTCGCGATGCCGGCGATGTACTTCATGTTGAGCATGAACGGGATCGTGCGGCCGGCCGCGACCGCCTGCATGATGAACGACGACAGCGGCACCGCGACGGCATACGTCGACGGGACGAGACGCACCACGCCGTAATGCTGATCGAGGCGGATCCAGTCTTGCGGGATCTCGAACACCATCGACGCCGGATCCGGATAGGCGAACTTCATCATCTGGATCGACTGGACAGGCTTTTGACGCGTCGCGATGTAGCCCCACGAATCGCCCTCAAAGAATGCCGGGCCATAGTCGTAAGGCGGATCGATCGCCCACGGCATGCCGGGCGGAAGGCTCGCGAGATCGTCGGCAGTCGGATCGGACGGAAAGAACTGCGTGGGCACGAGCGGCACGCGCAGCGTATGCGCGATCGACGACTCAGCCGCGAGCAGCTTTCCCCACAGGTAGTCATCGGAGAGCACCTGGCCGGCGAAGAAGTTGGCCGACGCCATGAACAGGCTATCCGCGCGCAGCTCCTCGATCACAATGTCCTTGATGAACAATTGCGATCGCGTCGCCGAACCGGCCGACTCGACATGGATCAGGAAACGCTTTGCGAGCGCCGGCGCCGAGCTCGTGACGACCAGCATGCAGTCGCCCACCGGGACGACATCCATCGCTGCAGCGTCGAACGACACCACGACGACGCCCGCCGACCAGTCCGCGCCTGGATCCGCAGCCGTAGACGGCGTCGCAGGACACAGCGCCGTATGACCGTCCATCGCGACGAGCTGGGCCTGAACCGTCGAAGTGTCGGCGATCGCCACCGGCGCGCCGTTGACTTGGACGGTAACGGGAAATTGTGCTGCAATCCCAGTGAGAATCGTTGTCACGTTTATTCCAAAGAAAAAGGCCGCCGGCGGATCAGTCCGACGACGGCCTCGTGCCAGAAAGCGGCCGGGTTACTGACGCGCAGCCAGCGTCTTGACCGCACTCACAGTCGTCAGGTTCAGGCCGGCGAGCGCCGCCGCCGTCAGCGCTGCGAGCAGTGCGTTGTGCTGCGTGATCAGATCCTCGAGCACCGAACCGAGCTGCACGTCGGCAGCAGCCGGCGCGAGCTTGTTCAAGCGTGCAACGAGGGTTTTTTCAGTCAGAGCCATGAATTACCCTTTTGGGTTATGCCGTCGGCTCAGTCGCATCAGCGGCAGGCTTCTGCGCGGGCGCAGCAGGTGCAGCAGGTGCGGCCGGGACTTCGGCCGGGATCAGCGGAGCTTGAGCAGCAGCGGCGTCCTTCGCCGCATTCTTGCCATGCAACACGTAGCCCTTGATTGTCAGAAGTACCGCAGCGACATCGTCCTCGATCTCCTCCGAGATCATGCCGAGTTTGTGCGAGACGAACTTGATGCCGTTGACCAGCTCAGAACCGTTTTCGAGCGTCCAAATAACCTTTGCCATACCACCTCCGAGAATTTTTTCAGAAGGCCGCGCACCTCACGATACGCGGCCCGCCCTACTACCTACGAACGATTACTCGTTCGCGAACGGACGCCACACGGCATTGCTGGCGAGCACGTTCTTGATGTAGCCGTGATGCTTCGGCTTCGTCATCCGCAGATACCCGAACAGGAACTGGAACCACGAGATAACCGGAACGCCACCCACGCCGAACGGCAGCGGGATCTTGGTCATCGGCTGGAACTGGCGCCAGCCGATCGCGTCCGCCGATTGCTGCATGTTCAGCAGCGGCACGGTCGACGTACCCGGGATGTCACGGTTCAGATCGGTGTACGTGGTCGTCGCGCCGGTCTTCTTGATGATCTTCACCAGGCGCAGATCGTTGATCGCGTTCGTACCGTTCTGACGGCTGCGATAGATCGCGTAGCCCGATTCAGCACCCGAAGCCGACTGGGTGATCGTGACCACCGGAGCGGCGCCAGTCGCGACAGCTTGCTGCGTGCTGATCACTGCCTGGGTCAGACCTTCACCGTTCGCGCCGATAGCCGCGACTGCCCAGTAGTAGTTGCCGGCACGCGTCGAGCTGAACTGCGAGGACGCGCTCGTCGGCGCCGGGTTGACGGCGATTGCAGCCGGCTTGAACGCGACGTTCGCCGCAGCGATCGCCGGATAGTTCACTTCGAACGGCGAGATCATCGGGTTGTTCTCGTCGTGCAGGAACGTGTCCATGTTCGTGCGCAGAACGCCGTTGGTCAGGCGAATGCCTTCCACGTGGCCGCCGAGTTGCGGCGTGTTGCTACCCGTCGGCATCCAGCGATACGCCGGATCCAGCCCCGAGTTCAGGTCGTTCTGCAGCGAGACCGGCAGGAACACGTCGGTCGAACGGCCCCACGAACCATAACGGCTCACGGCGACGTTGATCTGGCTGAACGGCGTCACGCTGTCGAGCTTCGCGCCTTGCATGTCGATCACGTTGTCGCCGCTCATCGTGCCAGCCGCGATTTCCTTGTCGATCTGCGCGAAAATGCCGTCGAACTGCGTCGGCGATGCGTCCGCGTTGCCGTGGAACAGCAGGTATTCAGCGTCGGTCAAGAGTTGCAGCGCGCCGTTGCGTTCTTCGACTGCGGTCGATTCGACGATGTTCTTGCCGATGTTCAGCACGTAGCCGACTTGACGCAGCGACATCAGGAACTTGACCAGACCCACTTCACGCGAGTAGTCGCCCTGCGCAGCGCGGACCGTGCCCATCTGCGAGTTGGTCGAGCCACCGAGGAAGCCGCCCACGCTATTCTGACGCGTGTATTCGTCGACGATGTTCGTCGCGTTCGTGCGAGCCAGGCGATTGAACAGCGTGAAGTGCTCATTCTCCTGAATGGTCGACTTCATCGCCGTGTCGAGCGACTGGATACCCAACGCACCGCCGCCCGTCAGGGTTGCGACGTCGGTCTGGTAGTTGCTGGCCTGAAGCGCCTTTTGCAGGTCTTCGAATGCCGCCATATTGCCGCCAGCCGAAGCACCCAACGACGGAATTGCTCCGCCGGGCGCAACGCCGGAAAACTGGTTCAAAATCGTGCTCATATTTACCTCGAGTTGCGCCTGAAATTAGGCAAGTACTTTGGAAACCAGCGCCGTGTCGACCGCAACGTTGGAACGCAGGGAAACGTCGATAGTCGTGAATTCGAGACCAGTGATACGGCCCGCGCCAAACGCCGCTTCGGACTTCGCCAGGAACTCTTGCGCGGTCAAACCTTCTTCGGCTTGCGACTTCGCGAGCGGAGCAGCGCCGGCGGCGACCTTCTCACTCACGGCGAGCACCGTCTTGCGACCGCGACCCTTGCCGGCGAGCTCGTCGACACGCGCGGTCAACGACTTGATCAGCGCGGTTTGCGTCTTCACCAGGCCCAGCGTCGATTCGAGCGCCTTAGCCATCGTGCTTTCGTGATCACCGACTTGGCCCTTGATCGCGCCGATTTCTTCCATCAGGGACTTGACGAGCTCGGTACCGTCGATTGCATCGACCGCGTTACCTTCTGCGTCCGTCAGCGACAGCGACTTGCCGAACGGCGTTGCGCCTTCTTCTTCTTCGTCGTCGTTTTCACCTGCGGGTTTTTCTGCACCTTCGCCGCCGCCTTCACCAGCGGCAGCTTGGATTTTTTCGTCATCCTTGCTGTCGTCCGCCGGGAGAGCCTTGGTCAATGCTTCGTTCTCGGCCTGCAGCTCGCCGAGCAACTGTTCAAACTGACTCATGACTTACTCCGTTTGTTGAGTCCTACTTTCAAATCGCGCATAAAGCGCTCCGTGTATTCAGCCGCCTCGTCGAGAGAGAGGCCGAAATGTCTTGCGCAGTGCTTGACGATGTCGCGCGCGTTCGGCTTGGCTAGAAGCCCGCTGCGCATGTCACCGGCGAGCCTGTCGCGGAAGTCGAAATAGTTGGCGGGCTTGCCCGTGTCGAGCGATTGCTTACCGAGTGCGGCGCCGCCAGTGAGCGATGCGCTATCGGTGCCGTAGCCGGCCTCGAGCGCCTTCGCGAAATCCAGTCCGCTCGCGCCCCAGCACTTCGCCAACGCGTCGAAAGGGATCGTCTGAGCCGTCGGCAGGTTCTGGTTCACGGGCGTGCGACTCAGCGCGACGTTCGTCCAGCGGACCTTTTCAACGACTCCAATCTTGTTTTTCGTCTCCGGATCGATCTGCACGCTCTTTGCCAGCACGGCGCCGCCAACGGACGGATACCAGCGCGCCGGCGGATTGAGATTCGTCATCGAGTCCCAAACCATGTTTGCGTTCTTAGCCAGATCCGTATCGCCGCTATAGAGCTGCGACTTGACGAACGTGCGGCGCCCCTCGATCCGAACCTGCGTCGGGCGGCCGATCTCGTACAACTCGTGATTCGGGAGTCCGACGTAACCCGTGCGCGGGTTCGGTTTGCCGAGCAGGCTGTAGTGATCCAGATCGACGTTGCCGAACTTGAGGTAGTGGTCAGCGCTATCCTCGAGCGCCTTAGCCATTACCCGTTCGTTCTGCTGATCGACCTTTTCATTGCTCGCCTCGAAATAGATAAAGCGATCTCCGCCTTCTTCGGCAGGGATTGCTTTGAACATCGACTCGATCTTTAGAAAATCGGGGATGTCTGCGAGGAGTTGTGTGTCGTCCATGAGATAAATTCTCGTGTCACGACTTCAACCCACCGCATCACTTGATCGAAAAAAAGCAAGTCGGAAAAAGAAAAAGGCACCCGAAGGTGCCTTTCATTGGAGAGGATGCTACTTAGGATTGCCCGAGGTTCTCTTTTGCCCTGGCGATTACCTGGTGCAGCGTGCCGCGCTCGTTGATCATCTCCTGATACTTCGCGACCTCCTTCTCGTCGCCAGCGAGCGCCGCCGTGCGCGCGGGTTCGAGCTGAGCCTCGACGGCCTCGAGCCGCTCCGTCGCCATCTTCAGGATTTTCCGCTCCATCGCATCGGTTTGATTCGCCATCGCGGCGAGCTCGCCCAAGTCGCCACGGACTTTATCGGGATTCGGTTTCATTGCGCTCCTCCGCGCGGTCTAGGTTATGGCGGACAGTATAATCAAAAAAGATCATGTGTGTCAGATTGTTGCTCCTCTTGCCGCTGCTTCAAAAAATACGCGACGCCCGTATCGTCGAGCCCCTCGAGCGACGAGCTCATGAGATCCCGCATCCCGTATTTCTTTTCGAGGCGATCGCGCGCCCGCGTTTCCTCCGGATGGTTCGCCTGCATGTCGATCAGCTCGACGTTGCGGGTTTGCCCGAGGCGATGGATCCGTGCATTGCGCTGCGCGTGCGTCTTCGCCGTCGCCGGAATGTCGTGCTGGATCAGGTACTCGCCCGACTGCAGGTTCATGCCGACGGCACCGGCGTCCGACGCGATCAGGATATCCGCCTGCGCTTCGCCCTTTTCCGGATTGAACATCGAGCGCTTGCGATCCTTTTCCTTCGCACTATCGCTACCCGTGATCGTCACCACGCGCTTACCCTGCTTCTCGAGCCGCTCACGGATAGCCTCGACCGCCGCGCGATTCCGCGCGAACACGACGCCCTGCTTGTTGCCGCGCGCCTGCACGAGATCCGCGATCCGGTTCACCTTGGCGTTATCCGGATGCGTATCGATGATTCGCTGCATCGCGGACGACTTCATGATGCCGATGCTTTTTTGCAACGCCTCAGCGATTTTCTCGTGATCCGCCTCCGGCACGCCCTCGAACGACGACGGAGAGATAGCCTTGATCGCCGCGACGTCCACCTTGCCACGCATGCGCGCGATACGAGCGGCCGCCAGGTTCGACGACAGCGTGTCCATAGCCGTGCGCTGAGCCGGCGTCAGATCGACCGTCTCGCGCTTGCGCGACGCCTCGACGTCCGGCGTGATCTGTGCCGGAAACGTGTAGCGCGCCATCTCGCGTTTCAGGGCGTCTTTCGATGCCATCGTGTCAGCGCCATACCGGCGCATGAACGCGGCCCGGTCCTGATAGCGCTTAGGATCGAGCTTTTGCAGCATCGAATACACCTCCGACGTGTCGTTCTTAAACCCCGACTCGCCCGACGCATAGGTGTAATACGGCGTGTGCGCGGACAGCGCGTCCGTCACGTTCGCCAACGTCGAATTCTCCTTGCCGGCGCGGTTGAGCGTGTCATGCGCCTCGTCGATGAACGACGCGTCGAAGTTGATCCCCTCCTTGTCCATGACGCCCTTGATCCATGCCTGGCGATCGTCCGGCGTCATCTTGCCGAGCTGCTCCGTCATCGCATTCTCATCGATGCCGGCGTGCTTGGCGCCGAGGTGTACCATGTCGCCCCGGAATGACTGGTGTGTCATCACGCAGATATGCGTGTCCGGATCCTTGTACGCCGCAATGCGCGACTCCTGCGACGCACCCGGCTCGATATGCCACTTGAATTTGCCGGGCTCAAGCAGGCGCAATGCTTCGCCGCTGAACTGCCCTTGCACGACGCTGGGCACCAGCATGACACTGCGCTTGACCTTGCCGAGACCGTGCAGGTGCGCGAACCCGCCGAGCATGACGTTTGTCTTGCCGGATCCGGCGCCGAATGCCAGGCCTAGACGCTTGTTCTCCGCCAGCATCTTGATCGCGCGCTGCTGATTCGCGTACTTGCCGTTCATCGACACGTTCCACATCTTCGTCGGCTTGCCGGGCTTGAAATTCTTTCCGACGATTCCCATCATGCCGGCGAGTTGGCGCTCCGCCTCGTGGCCGATCGTGTGCCGCTCGTCGCCGGCGAGCGCGCGCTCTTTCGGCTCCTCAGCGCCGCCGCCGAACATATCCGGCTCGTCGCCCGCGAAGAATCCCATCTGGCTTTGTTCGAACGCCTCGCGCTGATCGCGCGCCGCGTCGAGCTTGTCGGAAACACTGCCCGACGCATACCGGCCGCCGGAGCGTTCGCGCAGACTATCCGTGAGCTCGCGCTCGCGTGCGCGGCGCGCGTCGCGTGCGGCATGGTCCGTCGCGTCCAGGTGATTCAGATTGTTGCGCACGACGGCGCGGCCGATCTTGAGCGGGTTGCCCGGATTCAGCTTGTTGTGCGCCTCCGCGAACGAGCGCGACACCTTCGACTTGATCAGATCCTGGACGGCCTCGTATGCCTTGGCATTGCCGCCCATCGTCTCGAGGTACTTGCCCCACGTCAGCGACGACGCATTGATCTTGCCCGCGAGCTCGTCGCGCTGCGACTTCCAATCCGTCCACTCAGGATTCTCCGTCGAGTCGCCGAACATATCGGTCGTCTCTTTCTCCGGCTCGTTCGCCGTCAGCCGCTCGAGATCCTGGCGCATCGCGCCGGCCTCCGGGCTTTCCTTGGCGACGTTCTTGTAGAAGTGCTCACGCAGCGCGGCCTGATCCTGATTCGTCAGATCGCCGATCTGCTTGTACGCCGCCGTCCCCTCCGGCGTCTCCGCCAGCGCGCGATGCAGCGCCTCGACGGACTTCTGGTCGACCGCGAACTTCTGCCGGTTCATCGGCGATCGCGTCGCGCCGTGCCGCGCGTCGACGAACTCGTCGGCATACTTGTCGAACGAGTCGCCCAGCTCCTCAGCGCGGCGCATGTTGCCGTCTTCGCCCTTGAGCGGTGCGACCGCGTCAAGCGCCGTGCGGTATTGCTCCGCGCGGGCCGCGCCGACCTGCTGGAAGAAGTCGCCCGACTGGATGTCCGCGACGATATCGCCCGGCGCGTCGCCGTCAGCCGTGCGGCCGCCGATGTAGTCACGCAGCGATTGCTCGAGATCCTCGCCCGGCGCGAACGGTTCCGCGATGCGCGGCGCGACGCCCGGCTGAACGTTCATCGCGAGATCCGGCCGGTTTGCGACGCCCAGCGGGAGCCAGTCGTCCTCGTCCTGGCCGCCGGCGATGATGTCGAGGTTTCGCTTAACCTGCTCGATGTCCGCTCGATCGATCGGCTTTGCAAGTCGGTCCATGCCGGCGCCGTGCACGGTCAGGAACGTGTCGCCGCCGACATTCTCGATCTGGTAATCGCCGCGCTGCAGGCCAATGGCGCGCGCCTGGCGGATCGCATCGTCGACGCCAGTCTTGCCGAGCGACACCTCGAGCTTGTCCTTTTTGCCCTGCTTCAGCGCGACCGACAGCGCCGCGTTCGCTTCCATCTCGCCGAGCGCCTGCCCGAGAATCTTTTGCGCCTCGCCGATCGCCTCGCGCCGGGTTCCGTTCAACGCCTGTGCCGCCTGCATGTCCGTGCCGCTCGCCGCGTCGCTGAGCTCGATCTCCTTCGCCGACTTCATCAGATCGCGCGCGCGGCCCATCGCGTCAGCGCTCGCCGTCATGTAGTGGTGCATGTGGAAATCCTGCACGCCCGCCTGAATCCGCTCGACGTCGTCCGGCATGTCGGTATGGATCCGGCGCGCGAGCACCTGCGCAGCGCCGGCGATGCCGAGCACGTCGACGACACTGCGATCGACCAACGCGGATCCGCTCACGGCCAGCGCCAGCGAATTCACGCTGTTGTACGCGCCCACGCCGATATGCTTGCCGAGCGTCTCGGACGGATCGCCGCCGGCGACCTTGCCGACTTCGGACAGGAACGTCAGGGTTTGCGCCGTGCGCAAGTCCTGCTCGATATCCTTCGCGATTTTCTCGTCAGCGTCTGGATCTGCCGTGTACTCGAGCACGTAGGCTTTGGGCTCGACGGTCGACTTCTCGATCTCCGCCTTTGCCTGCTTCGCCTGCTCCTGGACCTTTTTGAGCGCCTTTTGCGCGCGCAGCAATTCGACCGCCTTTTGAGCGCTTGTCAGGGTTGCGTCCGGCACCGGCGCGACCGGCTCGCGAATGTTTTTGAGCTCCTCGCGAACCATGCGCGCAGTGTCGCCGCGCTTGATCGCCGCCTCGCGCTGGCTATCCGTCATCGTCGACAGTTTCGCCGCGCGCGCCTGGTCTACCTCCGTGCGCAGTTCCTTTTCCGTCAGACCGGCTTTCTCCGCGCGGCCCTTGTAATCCTTCGCGTAACCGAGTCCGTCGGACACCTGCGGCACCGGGTTCAAATCCTGAACCGTGAGCGTGTCCGGATCCTCCGTGTGCACCGGAATCTCGCCGATGCCCGCGTCCATACGCGCCGCGCTATCCGTCACCAGGCGTTCACGCTGTAGCCCGACGGCGTCAGTCGCGCGCCTCAGGATCTCGCGGTGATGCTGTGCCTCGAGTTTCTTGCGGGCCGCCGGAGACAGATCCTTATGCGCCTCCGCATCGAACTCCGTTTCCTTCTTGTCCCAGCCGAGCATGCTCGCGACCGTGTCGACGAACTCCTTTTCCGCTTTCTTCCGCTGCACCTGGATCGCCTCATGAGCCTTTTGCTTGGACTCATGGATGCCGGCCGCCTTGTCGGCCTTGACCTTGTCTTTGCGCGCCTTGGCCGCGTCAGCCTTCTTCGCCGCCGCTTCAGCCTTGTATTCCGACTCGTGCTTGACCGCACGCAGGCGCAGGTGATTCATCGAGCCGCCAGCGCCGCCGATCACCGTCGAGCTACCGTCTGGATTCGGCTGAATCAGGATTGGTTGACCCGTGCCGTCGCCGTGTGAATGCACGGTGATCCAGCGGGCTCCGGCAGGGATAGATGCTTTGAGGAGGAGAATTTTGCGCATGACCATAATTTTCTGGTCACGACTTCCGGCCCGGCGCAGTGATACCTAGATACCACGCCGATACCATGCATGGTATCGGCCGTAATCCTTGCCTGATAAGGCTTTCAGCCCCCTAGATACTAAAATACCTATTTTTTAAGATAGATATATAGATAGAGAGTGGGGGGGTGTATAGGGGGGGTATGTGTATATATATCTGTATATGTCTTGCCGCAGGAATGGTATCTTGGTAAATTTGGTATCTTGCCTTTAAAATCAATAACTTAGCCGATACCAAAGATACCAGATGGTAACCATAGGCGTAAAAAAAGCGCCCGGAGGCGCCTTTTAGGGGGGGTACCCACCCCCATGTGACAGGGGGGGAGGGGTCAGACTAGCTCGAGTGCCTTGGCGAGGGTGTCCGCCTTCTTCACCGCCGCCACGAACCGATCAAATGCCGCATTGATCTTTACCCGCTCGTCACCCTCCGGGTAAGGTTTCCACTGCACACCCGTCAGCGGATCGACATGGAATCGATTATCGGCGAGCGACGAAAGGTAGTCGTTCCGGCGCCCCTTGTCTGACAGACGATCCTCGACCCAGGACTGAAACGCGCGCGCGGCCATCTCGTGCGTGAGTTGCCAGTACTCTTTCGAGCCCGTGTCGAGCTTGCTGGCCTCGAACGCGAACGACGACATGCCTTTGCCCTGCTTCACCTCGACGGCGCCGCCTTCCGGGTTGCCGCCGAAGTGAGCCGCCGCGATCAGGCGCCAGATCTCGCGCGTGCTCTTGCGCTTCTTCGTCAGCGTCTTATCGTCCGGAAACACAGCGTCGATCGCCTTGAACGCATCGTGCACCGTGCCGGCGTCGCGGATCGAGCGCGCGACCGCATTCGGATACGTGCCGTTGAGGTTGCGCTGTGCCATTTTCACGTCAGACGCCGTGTACGAGATCAGCTCCGTGTGTTGGTGCGTCCCGTCGAGCATCGCGCTACGCAGTGCGATCGTTGCGTCGCGCAGCTCGCCCGGCGGCAGAAGGTGCGGATTCTCCGTGATGAAGTCGTCTTGCCCCGCCGCGCCCATCCCCTCCGCTTCCTTCGCCATGTTGTCGAGCGCATGGAACCATTCGTGAGACAGCGCTCCGCCGCCGCCCATCTTGGTCAGGTTGATAACGCGCTGGATCGGCTCGTAGTGGGCTTTGGCCGCGCCACCTCCTGCCGCGCCATTGCCGCGCGCACCGAACGCCATAGCGAGGCGCCCGTTAAGCGACACGTGCGCATCGTCGGCGCCCATCAGATCCGCCAGGTCAGCGAACGCGCCGGCCGTATGCTCCGTGTGGAACTTGGCCGACGCCACGTCGCGCAGCACCCAGTTACCCGACTGGACGTCGCGCAGGCCGAACATCTCTTTGAGCGCCATCGTCGAATCAGGCATGACGGTCCGGCCGCCGACGCGCTCGAATGTATCGGCGACCTTGAGCTGGAACCGTGCCGACTCTTTCGAGATGCGCGGCGCCCGCTTCTGCTCTTTCTCCATCCAGTCCCAACCGATTTTGCCGACCTTCGCCGCCGCGACGTGATTGGCGAACGCGTCCGAGCCCTTGTACGACCGGTACTTGATCACGCCGACGAAACGATCGCCCATCAGGTTCCACGCGCGATGCAGCGGATTTTCGGTCTGATTGCGGACCTTCGCCATCAACTTGAGCACCTCGCGCTTGCGGCCGAGCTCGCTGCGCGCGTCGTCGATCTCGTCACGGCGCGGTTTGTTGCCCTGAAGCGTGTCGCCCCAAAGTTTCGTTGCGGCCGCATCGACTTTCTCGAGATCGGCGAGCTTCTCGTCCAACTCCGGCTTTGGCGCCCACCCGCGACGCTTGCGATTCTCGACCGCTTCCCGCGCGCGATACAACTCGACGCGGGTTTTCTGCATCTCGTTATAGAGCGCAGTGTTGCCGGCATCGATCTCCCGGCTTTCATTCGCCAGCGCCCCCGACGCCTCGCCGTGCGCCTGGTATTGCTCCGACTCCTCCGCCGTCAGAATGGCGCCTTCGAACTCCTCGCGCAGATTGTCGAGCACGCCCGTTACTTCGGCCGGCGTCTTGCATCCCTCGAGGCGATCGCGCAACGATTGCAGGCCGATCGCGTAATCCTGGCGAGCGCTCGGATTGTCAGCGCTGGGCTCTTGCCCGATAGCCGCATAGATGCGATCGACGAGGAACCCGGCGCCCGGCTCCATGCCGCCGGCGCGCAGCGCGTCCCAATCGACGGTACCGAACAGGTTCGACTTCGTGATCAGGCTTTTCGCCTCGCGCGGGTTCTGCTCGAGCGCATCCCAATCGATCGCCGTCGCGAACACGCGGGCACCCTCTTTCTTGGCCCGCGTGATCACCTCGAGCGCCGCGCGTTCCTTGCGGGATCCGCCAATGTGCCCCGTATCGGCATAGCGATAATTCTCGCTCGACGGACGGTCGACGTCGACCTCGACCGGCTCATCACGCGCCGCGACGCGCTCCGCCACCTTCTTGACTAGCTCTTTCGCTTTCTCGCTATGCGGATCGCGCGCCAGCTCATCGGCGAGATCCTCGCGGTCTTCGGCGAGATCGACGTCGGGATTGGTAGCCGGCGGCATTGCGGGCTCAGCAGCGGGCTCGACCTTATCGGCGCCCTTGTGCTCCGGATGGAAATACTCACGGACTGCATCCATCGGATCAGATACCGTTTGCATCCGATCTGCGATCTTTTCAACCATGTCGAGCACTGCCGCGCCGCGCAGCTTGTCGCGCAACTTCAATTGCTCCGTGCCATCCAACCGACCGGTATGCGCCATATGGTTGATTAGGCTGATCGCGTTCCGCACACGAAGTTTCTCGTCATCGCTCAGACCTTTCAAGCCGACCGTGTTGGAGAAGTACGTCAGACCTTCGAAGTCAATCGACGACGCCTTGTCGCCGGCCAGGTGCTTGAGCGATTCCGCGACGCTCATAGGACGATCCGCATCGATCGCCAACGGATTCACCCATCCATCGGCCTCCAATTGCTTCGCCCGGTCCGCGCTCGTCGCGATCCACTTGCCATCTTTCTTCACCGCGACAGCATCGTCACGATTGCCGCCGCGCTCGACGAAGTCGGCCATCGCTTCGCGACGCGAGTCGAATTGAGCCGGCGCCCCCTCCTCAACGGCCGCCGCCGGCTCCTCCTCGCGATGCCAGCGCCCGCCACGGAACACCAGGCCCTCCGCATTGCGATCGCCCTCCTTCGGGCCGGCATCAGCGGCCGCCCGTTTCTCCTGCAACTTGTACGTCACGGCCCACGCCAGCGCCTGCAGCTTCTTCATCCCCTTCTGATCGTACAGATTAAGCGTCGACTTGCCGTTTTCGGTATAGCGGGTTTTCTCGTCGAACGGATTCGCGTGCTCCGCCTCGACTTGCGCGCGCAGCTTGCTCAACTCATCCATCGAATACGCATCCGCCAGCTTGACCGCATCCCAGCCGAAGTTTTTCATCGGCTTTTCAGCCGGCGCCGGCGCGGCCGCAGCCTCCGCCGGTTTCGTTACAACCAGCAAGCGCGCGTTGGCGCCGGTTTGTGACGGCAGATCCGAACCCTTGAACGTGTTCTCCGGAAGCTTCTCGACGTCGGCGCCATGCTCATCGAGCCAGCTACGGAACCCCTGCGCTTTCTGGTCGGAACCAAAGAACACACCCTCACCGGCGATCGCAACCAGTTTGCCGCCCGGCTTCAGCATGTTGTACGCGCGCATGATATGCGCCGCGTCCTTCCGATCGGAGAACGGCGGATTCATGATCACTGCATCGTACTGCTTGCCCGGCTCGAACGTGTCGAAGTCGTGCGCCGCGATGTTGTGCCCCTTCGCGCTCAGCACATTGCGCAGCGTGTCGGATATCTCGATCGCGTCGACCGTTGCGCCCGCATCGCGCGCCGCGTCCGCGAGGTGCCCATTGCCGGCCGACGGCTCGAGCACAGACATACCCGGCTTGACGCCCGCCATCTCCGCCATCTTGGCCGCGAGCGGCTTCGGAGTCGGGAAGAAATCGATTCCGACCTTTTTGCCGACCAGCGCGCGTTCGGCCGCCTTGATCGGATCCTCTTTTTTCACGCCGTCACGGAATACCAGGTATTCAGTCAGCGCGAGGCGCAACTCGTGATCGTTCGTGATGCCGATACGCGCCAGGCGGTCGACCTTCTTGATCTGCTCGTCATTCCACCAGCCGAGACCCGATCGAATGTCTTTCTCATCAAGGTATTTTTTAAGATCTTTGACCATCGCGCCATCCGGGCCGCTCGACGCGCGCAGGCGTTCGATCAGCGGCTTGGCCCCGCGCTTGCCCTGCAGCTTCTCGATCAGACGCGGCTTGTCGGCGCCACCAGTGCCCCACGACGGCCGGTAGATTTTCGCGTTGCGGATATCGTCCGGCGTCGGCGCGCGGCCCTTGGCTCGTTGCTGATCGACATAGGACAGGTCACGATCCGTCGCATACATTGCATTGCGCATGGACTCATCAAGCGATTCGACAGCCGCGCGCGTGCTGATGCCCTTCAGGTGCCGCGCCTCGCCCGACTCAATCGCATCGGCGAGATTGATCATCGTGCCGGCGATCGCGAGCCGCTTGCTTGCATCCGCCTCCGCGCCGGCCGCCATGCGCGCACGGCGCGCGGTATTCGCATTGCGATCGCGGCCGAGATCCGCATTAGCCTGGTCTGCCAGCTTCGCACCAGCCGTGCGCAGCTTGGCCGCCTGTTCCTTCGACTTGTCGACCACCGGCACCGCGACAACTTCAGCGGGTTTCTCCGCCGGCTTGGTGAACATGACGCGCGGCGCGGCCGCCGGCGTGGCGCCGTCGAGGTGCTTCTCACGGATGAACCAGCCGCCGTCCTTCTTGAACGTGTACGCGTCGATCGCCTTCGCCTCAGCTTGCGTCAGATCCGTGCGCACGACGCCGCGCAGGACTTTGCCCTTGCCAGTCGTGTGCTCGACGATATCGTGCGCGGGCGCCGCCGGCTTTTCCTCCGCCACCGGCGTCTCCGCCTCGACCGGCTCTTTCTCTGCCGGCGCGGCCGCTTCCTTCGCAGCTTCGATTACCGGCTCCGCTTCTTTCGCCGGCATGGGTTCCGGTTCTGGCGTGCGCAGATCGCCGACATGCATGCCCAGCCGCTCGACGACGGACGCCGCTGTAATGTCATCGATATGCGCCATCGCGTCGATCAGCTTCGCGCGCTGCTCCGGCCGCATCTCCATCAGCGTCGAGCGCATGCGTGCCGGGCCGCCGTGCTTGGCGAGGAACTTGTCCAGCTTGGGAGACTGCTTAGCGGCCTTTGGCGCTTCAGGAGCGGGGCCGAACAAGTGCCCCTGCTCGTGAGGCTTCATCGCAACGTGCGCAGTGCGCATGTGCGGTTTGACGTACGTGCCGTCCTTCCGGTACGAGCCGGCGACGTGCACCGGCATACCGAACAGCGGGAGCTGCGACTTGCGAAGAATGAAGATCATGGGGAGCCTATAAGGAGCATCCCCATATGATCAAGTCACGACCAAAGCCTTATAGAATAGGACGCGCAGCGATTTGATCATCGCCGGCTTTTCCTTAGTAGCCCGAGCTTTTTTTATGAATTCCGCGACCGGCATTGCAACGATGCCACCGAAGAATCGCGGATCGTCGTAATGCGCGAGGTATGCCTTTTTTGCCGCTTCCATCGAGGCAAATCCGAGGAAACACTTGTCCTCGTCGTACTTGCTCCAATCCTTTCGCGTCATCTGGCGAACGATGTAGACCTCCGGCGCCGACTCGTCCGGACCCATGTAGACGTCGACCGGATCCCCATCGACGCCCTCAGTGCCGGCGATCTCGCCATAGGCGTACTCGAACACGGTCCGCCACTTCGCGCCGGTCTCGTCGACGCCCTCGCGTACGGTTCCCGCCGGATTCTCGATATTGATGTCGAGCCCGTTCCACTTCATGCGCAGTTTTTTGTAGTTGCCGGCCGCCGCCTGCGCGGGAGTCGGTTTTTTCCAGCCGTCAGCGCGCTCAGACTTGACCATCCATAAATCGCCGTCCTGGCGTGCAGTGCCGCGCAGATCATCCCATGAGAACGACTGCTGGCTGTCGGCAAACTGCACCGTGATATAGGCACCGTCGACCGTCGCCTTGACGTTCGATATCTTGCCCGTCGCCGGACCTTTGTCCGTATGGCGATCGCTCTCGAATTCGATCCGTTGGCCGATATCGGGCCATCCATCCGGCGCACGCCGTTTTCGCAGCGCCTCGAGGCGCTTCGCGTAATCAGCTTTAATCAGCAGCATTCGAATTTCCCAGTACGCTACGTAGGTAATCGCCGAACGCCTTGTCATCGCCCGGCTCGTCTTGAATGGTCGGAACCCATCGGCCCCGGCAATGCGGATGCTGCGCGCCGGCGGCAATCCAGTACATCTCCTCCGGCTCGCGATGCACGAGGATGGTCCCGACGCGCTTACGCGGCGCATTGGATCGCCCCATGTTCGTTTTGCCCGGCCAAATCTGCGTCATGCCGTCCTTGTCAGGCGCATCCGGCGAGACAACCTCGACGATCGTGCCATCGATCTTTCGGCACCACGAACACGCATTGCGGTATTGCTCGACGCGCTTCAGCTTGGATCCGACTGGCATGCTCGAGACATAGCCCTGATTCTGGTTCTCAGTCGTCTCCGTCTCAGCGATGCGCCGCCAGTCGCGATTGAGCGTCGCAAACTCGTCGTGCAACGTCGTTTGTAACGAGTGGCGCGGGCCGGGCGTGCCGAGGAACGTCTGTCCCGTGTGCTCGAGCACCACCTGGCGCATGCGATGCCGCGCGTTATCGGCGAGGCGCTGGACGTTCTCCACGCCGCGCACGCGTGCATAGTCGAGAATGATCGACTGCACCGGCGACATGGTGAACGCCGCGCGCGCCGCGCTCACGGTCGACGGCAGCGCCTCGAGCAGCGTATCAGCCTGCTTGGCCGTCAGGCTTTCCATGTTCGCCTGCACGCGCCCCATGAACGTCGAGCGCACGGCGAGCCATTCCGCTTCGGTGCGCATGTCACTGGCGGGCAAATAGCGTTGCGCCAGGTAGTCGACGACCATCATCCAGTCGTCGAGCGTGAATTCCGCCGGCGGAAGCGATTCGAGGTAGAGCTTGACGAGCGACAGCTCGGACGCCGACCAGCGCTGCATGTACCCATCCGGCCGCGCCACGCGCGAGCCTGCGTGATGCTTCTCGCCGGCGAGCCACTGCTCGAGCTCCTTGCGGAACCCGTCGAGGCGCATCAGTCCGCGACGCGTGAACAACTCCACTAGGCGGCGCACGAACGGATTTTCGTGCTCCGACCAGATCGAATCGTCATCGTCATGGCTGTGGATCGCCTTGTAGATGGTGTTTAGGGCGCGGTCTGACTGTTGCTCCGTCAATTCGCCGATATCGAGTAGTAGGGTCATTTCATCATCCTGCCGTCACGACAAAATCACGCACAGACTTACTCATTTTTGATACACTCCGCTTTCTCGAAATTTCTCAAATACCGACGGTCATGCAGAAAACGCCAGTGCCCCGCGCGAAGAAAGTCACGAACGCCATGCAGCTAGCCGGAGCCCGTCCGGCATTGCGCGCGATCGAATCAATCATGGCGACATGGAATAGCCCGAGCGGCCCGGAGGCGGATCCGCAGGACATCGTCGGTCTGCAAGGGTTCTTTCTCGGATATGATCGAGTGTGCAAAAACTCCGGCGTGCCGTTTGACGCGTCGATCGCCGACGAGATCCTCGATCGGATGCACCATGACAAGCCCGTATCGCGCGCCGACATTCACACGCTGCACGTCGAGGCGCACAAGCTACTGCGCGCCGCTCGATCGGTACGCAGCATCGACATCTGGCTTGAAAGCCTGCAGGACATGGAGATCTACTGTCACGTGCACGGCTGGCAATGGAAGGGAATCGGGAGAGCTCCGGCAGGTTTCTCCGCCGGAGTGCAGATCGCCGCGTAGCGTGCGGATACGGTCAGATCATCGCGGGAGATACGCTCACTCTGACTGCGGGTCGTTTTAGGCCGACGGTCCCGCGCACGGCGTCGCCCTCTCGCCAAGGAACACTTTCAGTATGCAATCACGACTCGTCTTTATGGCCGCCCTTTTCGTGCTTCGTGATCTCCGCCCAGTGAATTTGATGCACCCGCCCGCATGAGTCTTTCACGTGCGCGCCGGTTTTCCCCGTCTCGCCGACCACCTCGCCGGATCCAGTAAAGTCGCCCGCCTCAAAGTGCAGGCGATCGCCGGCCGCGACGTTGTGCGATCCGAATTCGCCCTTGGGTTCCTCCGGCTCGTCGCCCTTGGCCGCTTTGGCAAATAGCACGAGGCGATTGCCGCCGAACGCCTTTACGATCATCTTGTCCTCGCGCGCGTCCGGCGCCACAGTGATATAGCGCCGCATGCCGGCCGCGTCCTCGACGATCATCCCGTCTTCGCCCTGGTCGATCACGTTGTAATGCTGCGTCGCGCGCTTCTTGGCGCCCAGCACGTGTTTCCAGCCGACCTTATGCCGCTCGCCGTCACAATCCACCGTCGCGCCATGCTCGCCGTGCGCGACCACGCGGCCCGCGCGCGGCCCCTTCGCATGGTTGATATAGACCTCGTCGCCAACGTCCACGCCCGGGTTCGTTACCGGCTTTTCCTTCTGCTTCGGTTCCATCATGGCTCGATCGTGAAGATTGGAAGGCCAAACGACTTGGTGATCTGGTCCGCGTCGTCACCCTCAGCGCCGCCGCCGACCGCGTCCGGATCCGCCGCCGCGTCTCCCGGCTTGCCGAAGTCGCCGCCGGCGTCGTTCTGTGCGTCCGGCTTGCCGAACGGCGCCGGCTTGCCGTCCTCGCCATCCTTCGGCGCCGCGCCCGGTTGCTCCTGGCCGGGTTGCCCGAAGTCCCCTTCAGGCTGTTGCTGCTGCTGGTTCTCCGCTTGCCACACCGGCAGGAGCGAAGGATTCAGCGGCGCCGCGCCGATGCCGCCCGGCACCTTCGGCAGATCGTCCTCCGCGCGCATCTCGTCCCACGTCAGGATCAGCTTTTTGCGCTCGAACGCAATCTGCGGATCCTCCTCGTCGAGCCCGGTCCAGCGGAAAACGTACTTGTCGCCGAACTCCTGCACGATAAAGTCCGTGAACAGGTTTTCGAAGTACGCCAGAAGCGGCCGCAGACCCTTGTCTTTCGAGTTGGCGAGCTTTTCCTCCGTGTCGTTGCCGGCGAGCGACGACGACGTGCCCGAGCTGAACGACTCGAAATTGATCTCGTCCGGCCCGATGCCGTAGATCGCGCAGATGATCGAGGTGAGGAACGACATCCACTTGGCGAACATCATCTCGTTCACCTCGACGCCGAAGTTTTCGAACGCCGCGCGCGACTCCTGATCCTTGGACACCATGACCGGCAGCGACCACTGATTGTTCACTCCCTTGACCATCGCATTCCACATGCGTTTGAACGCGGCGACGTCCGCCTCGTTGAAATTGCCGGTCAGGTGCAGCAAGCCTTTCGGGATCTGATTCGAGTCGAAATACTTGGTGTTGTAGGTGAACGCGTTCAGGAACCCGGTCACGACGCGCACGAGGAGCTCAGTCTCAGACAGTCCATACCCGCCGATCATCACGTCCGTGCGCGGGTTGCGCGGCACGTAGATCAGATCGTCATAGGTGTAGAGCGATCGGATATTGCCCTGCACCACCTGCAGCGCAAAAATCTCGTCATCGCCCTGATAGCCCTGCTCCGTGCACAGGCGCAGCGTCGCGCCGTCGACCGCGTACAGACCGTCGAGGCCCAGCGACTTATCGCGCTTCCATTCCGTTTCGATGCCGGCGGAGTCGAGCGTCAGACTGTCGCGCACCAGTTTCGCCATGAACGACGACAGATCGTCACGCTTCAGGCGCAGGCGTGTGCGCGGACGCGACTCCCACCCGGAATTGAGGAAGAAGTTTTCGAGCAGCGCGATCGATTTTTTGTCGTCCGTGCCGATATGCCCGTCGGTATCCTTCAGCGTGATCTTGAATCCCGGCCCCTTTCCGCCAGTCTGAACCCGGCAGAAGCGCTGCACCTGGCGGATCCGCGTCATGATCACCGCGTTGAGGATCGGCGTGTTGTCGACCATGCTGCGCATCGAGTCGAAACTGAACGTGCTCTGCTTCTCGTACCAGTCGCCCATCACGCTAACCTGCATGTCATCGAGGAACACCGACTGCATGCCTGGCAGCTTCTTTTGCGCCGCCAGCGAAGGGTATGGAATCCGACCGGACGCGCTAAGCGCCTTGTTCATCTCCGACGATTCGTATTGCTCCTGCACGAACTTAATCAGCGGGATCATCTGTTCCGGCGTGGCCGAGGCGAGCGAATTCTGCTGCAACTCAGCCTTGGCGGCAGCGCGCTCATCCGCAGGAGCGGATCCGGAGAAAGCAATGTGGGCGAGATTGTTCATGAGGAAAATCGTAGCGTCACGACGCGCGCGCACTTGATCAATTTCGATCATCCCGACTATTGATCTTTTTTGATTAAGTCGCTATAGTCTGTCCGTCTACCAAGAAGACAACTGTTCAGCAGTGCATTGCGCAAAACACCCGCGCACGACTTGAGTGTCCGAAAAATCTCACCGGTATCCCGCGCCGGCGTTTGAAGCGAGACAAATCGCATCAGTACTCCTAACGCTTTGTGAGGACCATGCCACTTATTGCCCTAACCCGGCGCGGTTTTTCAACAGAAGGATTTGATGGACGAGCAGCTCCCGCACCGCCCGAGGATCGAGGTTGATCTCGCCGAGTCGGTTCTCAGAATTTTTGACCTTGCAGCCGCCCGAGGTTACGACGTCGTCGGCGCGATCGTCGAGAAGCTGGCATTCACGCCGAACACACAGATTGCAAACCTAGCCGCCAGCATGGCGACCAGGATCCACGTTTAACCGCGCCTTACCCCATTCCGCACGAGAGAGAAAGACCATGAATGCCAAGAAAGCAAAAGCCCTCCGCAAAGCCGTCCGCGTCGCGTTCGAGAAAGATCCGACCACCGTTGAGCTGGATCAGCGATTCCACCGGGCC